GTATACAGGCAAACGTAGATGCTGACAACGCATGGTTGCGTAGTGCAGGTTGGGGTGAAATATAAACACAAAAGAGAGGTGATGTATGTTTAGTGTTAAAGGTGGTCAAGGTTTTCAGATTACATTTGAAAATGGATATACTGTATCTGTGCAGTTTGGTAAGTATCATTACTGTTCAAATAAAAAACTTAAGATAAATGATGATACATATGCAGACGATTGTCGTAATGCTGAAACAGCTATCTTTTATAAAGGTGATAGACCTTTTCATAAATATAAAGGTGGTGATGTTCAGAGTTATCAAAACCCTAAAGAAGTTTTAGAAACTTTAAAGTATGCAGAGAGTTTACCTAATCCTAAAGAGAAGGAGTGATGTATGATGTTATTAACAGGGTATGATAGTAAGAAACAACTGAAAGAATGTATTGGGAAACCTTTACAGTATGAGGAAACATCTTGGAATTATTTATATTATGGTGGTGAGCCAGAGTATAAATCAAACGGTGTCTTTGTAGGTGCTAGAAGACCACATCTTTTAGGTGGTGGTAGAGAGTTCTTTGCAGAGATAACTATGGAAGATGATTTAATTGTGAAGGTAAAGTAGTTATTGATAACTAGTTTTAAAATAGGAGTGATGTATGGAAGAAATTCTTGATAGGTTTAACATAACTGAAGAAGAATTTTACAAGCGTAACAGAGCATTTTTAACTAGAAAAAATCCTTCTTATGATTGTCCAAACTTTGTAATTGCTTATGGAGATGAAGAGAACTATACAGAAGTTTTATACTTTGACGGAGATGATGGAAGAGCAATCATTCAAAATGGAAGCGAGGTATTTCCGTATGGTTCTAAGATAGAACTACACGAATGTAATTACTGTGACTTTGAATGGTCAGTAATTAAAGAAATTTTTGATATTCTAAAAGAGATAGAGGAGTGATGTATGAGTAGTTGGAATGTGAAGACAGCACTTGCAGAGGTAGGTGGACTAGGTAAGCCGAGTAAGATGCCTAGCTTTTCTTACAATCTACCTGCACTTGAATGTAAAGTAGGTAGTAAGTTAAGACTTGTAGAGGGAAGTGTATGTTGGAAGTGCTATGCGTTAAAGGGTAGGTATATGTTTCCTAATGTACAGAACGCACTATACAAAAGACTAGACCTAATGAGGAACAATCCTAATTGGGTAAGGGCAATGGCATGGTTAATAAACTGGTATGGTAAGAAGACAAGTTACTTTAGGTGGCACGATAGCGGAGATGTGCAAGACATGGAACACTTGAAAAAGATTGTCAAGGTTGCTAAGCTAACACCATCAGTCAAGCATTGGTTGCCTACAAGAGAGGCTAAGATAGTAAAAGAATATACGAAGGAGTACGGAGATTTTCCTAGCAATCTAATAGTTAGGATAAGCGCGACCATGATTGATGGAAAGCCACACAGTTTCCACAAGCATACAAGTACAGTTGTAGTCAAGAGCGAGAGTGCAATAGCTTGGGTATGTCCTAGTAACAAGCAAGACAACGAGTGTAAAGATTGCCGAGCTTGTTGGGATAAAGATGTTAAAGATGTAGCATACATACAACACTAAAGGAGGATAGTATGTTAGAACCGTTAGCAAAAACGATAGTACAAAAGGCAATAGATAAAGGTGGATTTTATTCTATTGAAGCAGAAGGTGAAGAGTATCAAGAGATAACCAACGATACATCTTTAATATGTAACCAGAAAGATGAGGACAAGTATGTAGGTATCAACAACCTAGACTGGTGCTTCATAAATTTCTACGATAGTAAAAAGAAATTTAAAGGTTGGATAGAATGGATAGAAGATAACAACAAAGCTGAAAGAGTAAGTGATTATACTATTAACTTAGATGGATACATTGACCTAAACAAAACAATAGATAAATGGGAAAAGGAGTATATAAGATTATGAAATTTAGAGATGCGATAGCGATAGTAGCACCGAGTAAACTGGCATGGTATGATGCTCAAGATAAAGATACTAAGTTTCAAGATGAGTGTAGTGCCTTGTTAGATAACAAAGAACAACTAGTCATTGATGACTACTTTAAAGAGGAGAACGAACATGGCTAAATCAGGATCACCTGAAGACAGAGGTAGTGCTGATCGTTACTACTATAGAAGGTACAGTCCTCATTACTATGAGTATCCTTTTGCCGAAGGCGAGTCACCACGTATCGAAGAAGATCGTATGACACCTGAACAGATTGCCTTGTATAAGAAAGGTTGGGATAACGAAGACGAACGTAAAAACTTTGACTACGAAGAATTTATAACAGAAGATGAGGATGAGGAGTATGAATGAAGAAGAGATATATTTAAACATGTTGATAGCTGAGTCTAAATTACAAATGACAATAGGGTATACTGCATTTGGAATGTGTGTTATGCTTGTTGTTTCTTTATGGATATATTGGAGAGTGAGATGAACAAGAGTGATTTAATGAAAGTGTTCTTTACTTTCACAGATGATAACGCTGAGTTAATGTTTAACTATGAAGATGTGAATGGAAAAGAAACAACAGATAGAAAAGTTAAACCTTTCAAGATAGAGTATCAAGAAGATGATGACGAAGTATTAATTACAGGGCTGTGTGCTGTTGCTACTATGCCTTCTGGAATTATTGATTGGCAACAGAGAAAGTTTTATTTAAATAATATGTCTTGCATTAGAGTGTATAAAGAGATACGCTATACAGAGATGTTAGATTCAAAAACTTGGAGTTAACTATGAACATATTTTATTTTTATGATTGCCCTGTTAAATCAGCAGAGGCACAGCCTGACAAGATGCTAGTGAAGATGCCACTTGAGACAGCACAGATGTTATGTACTGCACATCGAGAGTTAGATGGTGACGAGTATGCAGACAAGGTAGGTTTATACAAGAGAGCATACTGGAATCATCCTTGTACTGTATGGGCTAGAGAATCGGCAAGTAATTACAGGTGGTTGTATAAACATTTTATTGCATTAGGAGATGAATATACATATCGTTATGGTAAAGAACACGCTAGTTTAACTAAGCTTAGAGATGTTTTAAAACCTTGTCCTTCATCTTTAACATTTGATGCACTGTTCGGTGACATAAATATAACAACAGTTGCACAAGCTATGCCAGACCAGTACAAGAATGACGATCCTATCAAAGCATATCGTGACTACTGTATACATGAGAAGCACTATGCTAAGTGGGAGAAAGGTAGAGACAAACCTAAGTGGTGGGTTAAGGTGAAGGAAGAGCTTGACGAAGCGCAAGCAATAGATGATTACTACATGTCAATAGCGGAGGTGTGATGAAGAAACCTAAAGGCAAGACAGTCATGGTTAGATATCCAGAAGATGATACCACTTGGCACAAAGCTACAGTTGGTACGCTACTGAGCATACAGTTTACTGCTGACTATGAGGTAGATGGTAAAGAAATACATGGTTTTTTCTTTTATAAAGATTATAAATTAACTTGGAGATAGAGATGAAAGTAGGACAAGAGATAGATGGTAGAACACTAGACAGTATAACTATGGACAGCAGCACAAGAGATATGGTTTTTTGGTTTGATACAGATAAGATAGTAGTCAGACACAACGAGTCCATTGATAAAGTTTTAAATCACAAATGGGAGACACAAGATGCAGGATAGATACGAAACACTCTTGCAAATTGAACAGGTATTAAGTAAGCTAGAACGAACTGTACCTGCAGGGTTACGTAAAGAGATAGGTATTTCAAAAGCTTTAAAAAACGTAGGTAAGTTAATAGATGGTGAAACTGAAAAGAAACATGAAGAGCTAGAGAAAGAATACGCAATGATGCAACAAGCAATAGAAGAGATGGAGTAGATTACGAGGGTTAATTGTAGTTACCTATATAAAACTACAAACATAATAAGAAGGAGATATAAAATGTTAAGATTGTTTAGAGATAGTAAGACTTATGACAAGAAGTTCTATCACGTTAATGTGATGGGATGGAAGTTCAGAGTTGCTGTTAATCCACCAAGAAAAACACTGAGCAAGTTCGGAACATACCTTACAGGTAGAGGTCGAGTGTTTAACTTTGGTAGACAGTACGTGTGCTATATACCTAAGTCATAGAGGTCAAATGGTTTAGTAATTCGTACAAGTATTTACCTGACGAGGTGTAGCGTTTTACTAAACAAGTGTTGACAGGCACTATAAAAACCGATAGTTATGTTGCTGTTGGAGGAGTTGGTAGTCATCTTCGGAACTAAAAAATTACCGTGCGGGTACCGATATCGGACTTTTGCCTAAGAAGCACAGTAAATCCGATATAAATAAAGTAACTGAAAACTTGTAGCAGTTGGTAGTCTGCTATAAAAAAACTACCACATTTTTTAACAACAAAGAGGAAAGTAATATGGCTACACAGATAAGAAAGTTTGAACAAGAAGCAATCGTTGATACTATTACTGATAAGATAGAGACAACCTTAAAGAGTAAGAGAACAGAGATGATTAAAGATGATAAAGACTACGAGTCTATGTTATCAGATTCAAATCAGATGAAAGCTTTGAGTAAAGATATTGATGATCTAACAGAGAAAAGAAACTTACTGTATGGTAGTATCTATGAACGTGTCCAAGAGTGGAACGTCAGTAACAGTTCTTATGCACTAGATATAAATAGGTATCAAGGAGTCTTAAGTTTAAACCCAAAGCTTAACTCTTATCATTTAAAAGAAAAGATAGGCAACAAGGTTGCGATAGCACTCTTGCCTAAAGATGCAATAGAGAACATGGATACTATTATATCCAACATAACTAAGGAGTTTGTATAATGCAAATAAAATTTGATTACTATGACTTACAAGAAGCGATTCAGTTATTTGTTAAGGAAAAGTTTGACATGGATATAGATTTAGAAGAGCTATCACCACACGACTATCCTAGTATTGAGTATCGAGAACGAGTATATGTATACAAGAAACATAAGAACGGAAAAGAAGTTAAAAACGAACATGGCTTGAGCGAAGTAGATTGGGATAAATCTAATTATGTTACTAAGCATATAGAGTTTGATGATAGTGCTGACATAACTTTTTATGTAAGTAAGGACTAACAATGAGTATAGATATTAAAGAGTTAGACGTAGTACTTAAAGACTTTGATGAACAGTTAGAGAGTGAAAATTTTGGACTGTACATTGATGCTTATGTACCACCTAAAGAAGAAGCTAACACTAAAGGAGATGAATATGTTTATAATAATTTAGATGATTTAGATTTTAATAGTTGAATTTAAAATTTAGATATGGTATAATCTTATAAGTATTATAAGGAAAGAGAAAACAAATGATTAATAATAATGTTATAGACTTTAAAAACTTTAAAGCAGAGAAAGATGATAAAGAATATATTGTTAGTCTTTATGAAACTAAACAATATAATTTTGTAGTTAGAGCTAACAGCGGAGAAGAAGCTGAGAATATTATAAGTAAAAGATACGAGTCAGGTGAGGTGATGATTGAAGATAACTTAGCTGTCTTTACATTTGAAACAGTAGCAACAGAAAATAATAGTTGACATAGGAAGAGGACTAGTGTATAATATACAATTCAAATCACGAACAAGATATGTAGCCCTCATGTATCACCTTCCTTTTTATCTTGTTTGTTCGCTGATTGAGCGAGTAAGTTTCTGGTCTTACGATAATATAAAACCAGACCTAATTTTTATAGCAACGAAAGAGGTAAAATAAAAATGATGTACGCAACAGGAAAAGCAATGTGGGCTAACGTGTCTGTACCTAACACACGTTTTGAGCCACATAAATACATGGTCACTATCTTGACTGACGAAGACACAGCAACTGAGTTAGAAGCAGCAGGTCTTAAACAGTCTACCGATAGAGCAGGCAACGCTAAGTATGATGAGCCTGCGTTCATGTTCAGTAAGACTGCGATACGTAAGAAAGATGGTGTCGCTAACAAAGCTCCAAAGCTAATTGATGCTGATGGTAATCCTTTAGATTGTTTGATTGGTAATGGTTCTAACATTACTGTAAAGGTTAGACCATACAGCACAGCTTATGGTACGTTTGGAGAGTTGATCGCTGTTAAGGTTAACGAGCTTGTTGATTATGATGATGGCGGTGACTTAGATAACGAGGAGTTTTAACATGGTTGATGAACAGAAACCTTTTATTACTATTGATGATGTGCAGATTTCGGTAGAGGATTTACCAGAAGAAGCACAAGGTATCTTTGGTAGGATACAAAGATTGAATCAGAAGAAAGCAACTCTTGCGTTAGACATGGAGGAGATAGACGCAAGCCTTAACTTTTTTTCAAGTAGGATAATTAGTATTGTTAATGAAGATGCTAAACCAACAGGAGAATCCGATGAAGAATTGGTAGAAGGAGAAGACGCAGTAAAATCTAATAACTAAACTTGACGAGAGGTAACACGACAACAGTATAAGAGATAAGTTGGTGACTTATCCGCCTCTCTTTTTTTAAAAGGAGCAAAGCATGAGGGCAGAGTTTGACGAGAAAGAATGGGATTTGGTACACCAACCTTGTCCTTTGTGTGACAGCAGTGATGCTGTTGGTATCAATAAAGACAGATCAGCAAAATGTTTTAGCTGTGATAAGTTCATGCCTAACTATGATGATGCAAGCAAAGGAAAAGATATGGAAGTAAATAAAATTAAACCACTTGTTCAACAACAACAACAAGTAAATGATATAGCAGGTACTTATTCTGCGTTGACAGATAGAAAGATAAAGTTAGAGACTGCAAAAAAATATGGTGTGAAAGCACAGCACGATTTACAAGGCAGAGTAACTAAACATTTCTATCCTTACTACAACGGACACGAACTATCAGCAACCAAGTGTCGTAACGTAAATGATAAAGGTTTCTTTTTACAAGGAACGTATAGTGACACAGGTTTATTTGGACAGCAGTTATTTAAAAGCGGTAAATACATAACGATTACCGAAGGCGAATGTGACGCGATGGCAGCTTACGAATTACTAGGTAGTAAGTGGGCTGTAGTTTCTATTAAGCGTGGTGCAGCAGGTGCAGTACGAGACATAAAAGAAAGTCTTGAGTTCTTTGATGACTTTGAAAACATTATCATTGCATTTGATAATGACAAAGCAGGTAAAGAAGCAAGCACTAAAGTAGCTAGATTGTTTAAGCCTAGCAAGGCTCGTATTATGACGTTGCCTACAGGGTGTAAAGATCCTAACGATATGCTACGGCAGAACAAGCACAAGCAGTTTACTGAAGCTTGGTGGTCTGCTAAAACGTACACTCCATCTGGAGTTATCAATGTCTCTGAACAACGTGAGAAGTTTCACAACAGAGAAAAGAAAGAGAGCGTACCTTACCCATACGAAGGTCTTAACAAGAAGCTGTATGGTATGAGACAAGGTGAGCTTGTTACTCTTACAGGTGGTACAGGTCTTGGTAAGTCTAGTGTTACGAGAGAGATAGAACATTGGCTAATTAACCAGACTAAAGATAACGTAGGTATCATTGCACTTGAAGAAGACTGGCGCAGAACTATTGATGGTATCTTATCTATTGAAGCTAACGCTAGGTTATATATAGATCAGGTACGAGAAAGATATTCTAAAGAAGAATTAGATAAGCTCTTTGATATTCTATATGATGGACAGAATAAGAATAGAGTATGGGTGCATGCTCATTTTGGAGCTAACGAGCTAGACGAAATCTTTTCTAAGATAAGGTTTATGATCATAGGTTGTGGCTGTAAATGGGTAGTAGTAGATCACTTGCACATGCTTGTCAGCGCATCTACTGAAGGAGATGAAAGACGTACCATTGATTCTATTATGACTAAGCTTAGATCTATAGTAGAAGAAACAGGTGCAGGTCTTATTCTTGTATCACACTTGCGTAGGATTGATGGTAACAAAGGACATGAGAACGGTATCGAAGTAAACCTATCTCACCTTAGAGGCAGTCAAAGTATTGCACAGCTTAGTGATTGTGTATTGGCTCTTGAACGTAACCAACAGTCAGACGATCATCAAGAGTCACAGACAACTAAGGTTCGTGTATTAAAGTCTAGGTACACAGGTGATGTTGGTATGGCTTGTCATTTATTATATGATAACGAAACAGGTAGACTTAAAGAAATATCTAACGAAGACTTAGAAGTAGAAAATAACGAAGGATTTTAATATGGATTTAGTATTTGATATAGAAACAGACGATCTTAAAGCAACAAAGATACATTGTATAGTGTGTCAAGATCCTAACTCAGGAGAGATCTTTAAGTTTAAACCTAATCAGATTGATGAGGGTGTTAAATTTTTAAGTACCGCTGATAGACTAATAGGACACAATATTGTTGGCTTTGATATTCCTGTAGTTAAAAAACTAACAGGTACTGATCTGTCTCATATCGAAGCATTAGATACGTTAGTGTTGTCACGACTTCTTAATCCTATCCGAGCAGGTGGTCATAGTCTTGAAGCTTGGGGATACAAGTTAGAATATCCTAAGATTTCTTTTGAAGAGTACAAAGATTATTCTGCAGAAATGTTGAAGTATTGTGTCAGAGATGTGCAGTTAAATACTCTAGTATTCAAGAGCTTACGTTTAGAATCTAAACAGTTTTCTAAGGAAAGTGTATTACTAGAACATGGTGTTGCAAAGATAATGAAGGAGCAAGAAGAGAACGGATTTAAGTTTGATAGTTACTCTGCTGAGATATTACTTGCTGATCTGAGAGAAAGAAAACAAAAGATAGAAGATGAAGTACATAATACTTTTAAACCTAAATGGGTAGATGATAAAATAGTTACACCTTATATTAAGAAAGATGGTCAGTTATCCAAACGTGGATTGTCTGATGAAGAGTACGATAACTGTTTGTGGTTTGGTAACACAGATCCTTTCATGCGTAGAAAGTTAGTTGACTTTAATCTTGGCAGTCGTAAACAGATTGGAGAATACTTGATTGACTTTGGTTGGAAGCCAGAAAGATTTACACCTACTGGTCAGCCTATTGTAGATGAAAAAACTTTATCAGAAGTTACACACATACACGAAGCTAGTCTCATTGCAGAGTTTCTTTTGTTACAGAAACGTATAGCACAGGTTGATTCGTGGGTGAAAGCAGTTGAAGAAGATGGTAGAATACACGGCTTTGTTATACCTAACGGTGCTATCACAGGTCGCATGACACATCGTAGTCCAAACACAGCGCAGATTCCTAGCTTACGTCAGCCTTATGGCAAGGAGTGTCGTGCGTGTTGGACAGTAGACGAAGGCAATGTCTTACTAGGTATTGATGCGTCAGGTTTAGAACTAAGAATGTTATCTCACTATATGAAAGACGAGGAGTTTACAAATGAAATACTTAACGGAGACATACATACCGCTAATCAAAAGCTTGCAGGACTTAAATCAAGAGATCAGGCAAAGACATTCATCTATGCGCTTATGTACGGAGCAGGAGATGAAAAGCTTGGAAGCGTGGTTGGTGGAAATAAATCAACTGGTAGAAAGTCTAGACAACTGTTCTTTGATAATAAACCATCATTTAAAACTCTTAGAGATAGAGTTACGAGAGCAGCAGCAAGAGGCTTTGTCAAAGGATTAGACGGTAGAAAATTATTTATACGCAACGCACACTCAGCTTTAAATACTTTATTACAAGGAGCAGGTGCGATAGTTATGAAGCAAGCACTTGTTATATTTGACAAGCATTTACGTGAAGCAAACCTAAAGTATAAGTTTGTTGCTAACATCCATGACGAGTGGCAGATGGAAGTACCTAAAGAAACAGCAGGATTAATAGGTGCGATGGGTGTTAGATCTATTATAGAAGCAGGACAAGTTTTTAATATGAACTGTCCTTTAGATGGTGAATATCAATATGGAGGGAACTGGAGTGAAACACATTAATAAAG